TTCATTGCCCACTGGAAATGGCTTGTGACCATAGTTGCTCGCTGGCTAAGTTCTTTGCCTTTGCTTCACATTGAATATCGAAATCTTTCCAGAAGCTCAACGCCCAAGCATTAACATCTTTGTTTGGATAGTAATCAGAATGGGCTCTTAGTTTTTGTTTCTTATGACCTTGTTCAAGAAGTCCCACGATATCATGCATACCAGTGTGGGTATCATTACCGCTAGGTAGATGCTCGTCGCGACTGTAGCTATAATGCATAGCAGGGCGAACTCCACGCCAACTGTCGATAACCGCTTTAACTCTGTCATCCTCGGGTTGTATGTATTCTTCATCTCGAATCCAGTGGTGGTGTATATCTAGCACCAGTGCCACATGCTCCTTTAGTTTGAGAGACTCGTCTAAACCCCAACACATCTCATCATTTTCTATTGTAATTGTATTTCGGGCCTCAGGACTCAACCTAGGCAAAACCTTAATAATTCCTTCTGCACCTTGCCTGCCCGATATATGTACATTTATCTTCATATCTTGGAATTGCTTTCCGTAGCCCATCCAACGGGCCATATTTACATGATATTCAAATTCATCAATGCTTCTATCAACAACATCAGGCTTGTCGCTTGCCAATACACAAAACTGCCCAGGATGGAAACTAATACGAACATCAAGATCACGAGCCAGTTGGCCCACCTTGCCGAATCCTTTCTCCAGCATTCTGATATTATCAGGATCGTTCCACATGTAGCGATAATTTGGCTCAGTAGCCATAGGTATTTGATTACTTCCAAGTCTGACCATTCTCCTATTTTCAGGTAAACTGCCAACCCATTCAACTAGATTGTATGCACTCTGCATGTTGTGTTCAATGAGATCTAACATACGTTGCTCTGCAACAGACTTTTCTTGTCTTTTGCACCATGCAACAGTAGTTACCTTTTCAGTATAGTTTTGCTGTATCTCCTTGAGGATCTTAGGCTTCTGTGATTGATCTGGGTCCATGTACTTGCAACAAAAACCAATGCGTTGTAAAGAATTGTCAAACATAAAGTATGCCTTTGTAATAATAAACTAGTATTATACACGATACACAGACAATGTCAATAAATAGATGCATGGATTTCGATTATTTAATTTGTTGCGGAGACAGTTTCACAGAAGGGTGCCAAGATTTATTAGACATTTCGATGAGTGAAACATGGCCTGGATTGCTGGGATCGAAACTAGGTATACCTGTAGCGAATCTTGCAAGTGGGGGTAGCAGTAATTATGATATTGCACTACAGCCTGTGCAAAAAATGCACCAGTTTACGACAGAAAACCCACCAAAGAAACCATTGTTTATTTTTGCTTTTACCATAGATCACAGAATACCGTACTATGATGTATTGTCAGGCAGCATTCGGAGTTTTTATACTGTGTTACCGGAGCACATAGATTCATTAAATAATGATTTGAGCACTAGAAAAATAATCAGCTCAACAGGCGCTCTCAGTGTTACGCAACGTACAGGCTTGGTAGGAACATTAGACAAGACCGATCCAGAACAGGACCATTGTTTGTTGCAAACAAATAATGCAATTAAAGTCGCCAACAACTATGCTAATTTGTACAAAGATGCCACAGTTGTTTGGGGATTCATACATTCATATTCTCCAGACGATGATGTGAGAACTCGCATAGACTCAGATATAAATGCTTATTCAGTAAATTTCCCTTATTGGCAAAATTGTTTCAACATTTACAACGACAATAAACCATTACAAAATATTACCACTTCTACAGAATTATGGATATCAAAAAATGATTGCCACCCGAACAAAAAGGGACTTGAACACTACAGTAACTGGTTTTATAGATTTATTAATACAAAATTTGCATAAATACAACTGTAGATATTCTACGTTTTATAATCGATTATATAAATGGAGTAACCAATAATGGCGGACATAAACAACTTTGCTCTCAAGGGTCTTGCAAGCCTTGTGCAGTTCGGCAAACGTGGTCTAAAAATCATCACCGATACAGATTCCGACTTTTTCAGTTTTACTGACAACGACGGTACTACGTTGGTGGAAGTACGTGGTGCAAATGCAACCGTAGCAAACGCTTTTATCACAAAAGGTCAATTTGAAGCGGCAACACAAGCTGTAGCTCAGTACGTGAGTACTGAAGTACAATTCGACAATGGCACATCAACACTGTTTGAAATACCTGCTAACGCAATGGTATACGGTGTCACTATTGATGTAGGCAGCCCTTGGGTAAGTGCAAATGCTTCTACTGCTATCAAGGTAGGCGATGGTTCAGACGACGACAGATTGTTCACTGCAGATGATGCTGATATGACACAAACATTTCAGTTTCAGAGCAACTATCAACACATATACTCCTCTTCATCCAACGTAACGTGCACAGTGGATGCAGGGAGTGCAACTAGCGGTTCAGCTACAGTTACAGTATTAGTTGTCACAGACAATCTTACAATTAAGGACTACGGATCTATTGCAGATTTGGGTAGTGTTTAAACTTTAGCTCAGTAAAAAATGCCAGGACTCCTGGCATTTTTTTTGGTTTAATTTCTATCAAGTGATAAATACACATATATGTTTAATTTTTTTAACAAAGGAAGTAAGATGGATAGAAAAGCAGTATTTGAACAATTGAAGATTGACGAAGGAGTAGTAAATGAAGTTTACCTCGACCACCTTGGACTGCCAACATTCGGTGTTGGACATTTGGTCATTGAGGGGGATCCAGAACATGGTCAGCCAGTTGGGACTCCCGTATCTGAATCCAGAGTGGCAGAAGTCTTTGAACGTGACCTTGACACCGCAATTAGTGAGTGTGTTGCTTTATACGGAGATCAGTTTCATGCGTGGCCAGGAGAAGTACAAGAAATCCTAGTAAACATGATGTTCAACATGGGTCGTACACGTTTAGGTGGATTTAAAAACTTTCGTAAAGCACTCGAAGAATGTGATTGGAAACGTGCTGGTGTAGAAGGCAGAGATAGTCGTTGGTATAGACAAGTTACAAACAGAGCCGAAAGATTAATGAGCAGAATGGAAAACGTATAATGAAGTTATCAGATTTTTTAACTGAAGCAAAACAAGTAAAAGCCAAAGATCCCAACCCTAAAAAAATTAAACCGACAAAGGGAAATGAGAGTCCACATCCGATGCAGGGTAAACTTGTAGGCGAAAGTAAGCCTCAGAAACAAAAACCGTATGACCCAAATAAGAATAAACCTAACCCGGTGGCAAAATATTCAAAAAACAAAAGCGGAGCAGGCGCACATAAATCTGCAAAAGATTACGACAGAAAAAATAAACAAGCAGATATTAGATCCCAGATGGATGAAGGGACACTCATTGCAGACAGGGGCGACATTCTAGATGCGATTTTATCAAATCTCAGAAAAGAAGCATATGAAGACATTGGATTGATCAGACATTTAGCAAAACTGATAGGCAAAACAGTATCTGTGCGTAATAGACGGGACAAGAAAGAGGGTGCTGTTTTACAACTCGAAATGAAAGATCAAGTTCCGTTCGATCAATGCCCGAGTTGTAGAGGTGAGATAGTACACATCGACGAAGCTGAAGGTAAGAAAGATGCTTGTTACCACAAAGTCAAAAGAAGATACAAGGTGTGGCCCAGTGCGTATGCATCAGGTGCGCTTGTTCAGTGTCGCAAGAAAGGTGCTAAGAACTGGGGCAAAAAGAGTAAAAAGTAATGCTGATCGAAGATATCGTACAAGAAGATCTTCGTGCCTGGTTTGGTAAGGGCAAAAAGGGCGGAGCCGGTGGTGGCGGCTGGGACCGATACAACACCAAAGGCGAACGTATTGGCAAGTGCGGAGACAGTAAAAAGGGTGAAGGTAAACCTAAGTGTCTAAGCAAAAGCAGAGCCGCAAGTTTAAGAGCCAAAGGCGGTAAGAAAGCAATTGGTGCCGCAGTAAGTAAAAAACGTAGGCAAGATCCAAACAAAAACCGACGTGGTAAAGCCAAAAACGTCAGCAACACAAAAGGCAAATAACTAAATATGCATTGGTTATTCATACTTGCACTTAAAAGCATACTTTCAAGTATAATAGGAAGTAGTTTTTATCAATGGTTCAAAAATACCAAGATGGGAGTATGGGTACAAAAACACCTAGACAATTTGATGTCTTGGGTAGCAAAACGCTACGACTTAGAAATTTTATCTAAAGAAGAAAAATGGTTACAGCAATATCCATTATTAGCTGAAAGAATACAAAAGTTAGAAAAAGAAGTAGCACAACTGAAGAGAGGAAATGGCAAGATCAGCAAATAAAATAATTACAATAACTCCATCTAGAAAATCTTCTAGTATCGGACAAGGTGGCAGAGGCAGACGAGTAAAAATTTCTCTGTCCACAATGAATAAACATAAAAAACGACAACACAAAAAATACAGAGGACAAGGAAGATAATATGCCAACTAAGTTCTCACCATCAATTAAAAAATTCGTCAAAGGCAAAAAGAATAATTTTGAATTTGATCATGATTATATCAAACAAAAATCTACAGAAGAATTGATTAACTATATTAACGAAGGTAGCAAACCCAAAGTTAAGAGAAAATGTCGAGTAGAACTAGATCGCAGAGGCATTCAACTAGTTAAAAAAATCAAAACAGCATCCAACGAATAAGTCTAAAATTTCATTCGATGATAAATAGTAGTAACGAGGATTACAACTATGAAATTTGTCGAAGTCATAAAAGAAAGTTTCGAACCCGAAAGTAGATTTAATCAAGAAGCACTTAAGGCATTAGCCAATCATTTGAAAGAAGGCTCTGCTTTGTGCGAGAGTCCCTTCCGTCATGGCAGCCAATCATACTTAGAAACATTTATATATGCAAAAAAATTACGTGAAGCAGGTTCACTACCCGAGTTAGACTGGGAAAGTGAAGAAATGCTCAGCACCGATATAGGCGAAAGTGTAGTGTTAAAAGGTGGAGAACGTGTTTGGTTAGATGTTCCGTATATGGATGAAAGTGAAGATCCCGAAGAAGATAACATGCATCAAGAAACTGCAATGTCGGAAATGAGAAAACTTGCAGGCTTACCTGAAGCAGAATACCAGGGCAAAGACGTAGAACTCAACAAGCCTAAAAGAGGTGGTAGTAAGAAATACTATGTGTATGTTAAAAATCCTAAAACAGGCAATGTTAAAAAGATTTCATTCGGTGACCCAGGTTTAAAAACAAAATCGGGTAACAAGGGCAGAGCTAAAAGTTTTGCCGCAAGACATAATTGTGAAAAGAAAAATGACAAAACAAAAGCTGGTTACTGGGCATGCAGACTTCCACGTTACGGTCTAGTAAAAGGCGGCAAATGGTGGTAAAATGAGCGATCCTTACACACAAACAAACATTACTAAAAATGTGTTCGAAAGAGTTTTTGATACAAGCGTAGACGACGACGAACTTGTGTGGCACAGAGATAAACGCACAAGATTTGTTACTGTGTTAGAAGGATTAGATTGGAAGTTTCAGTTCGACAACGAACTTCCAAGAAGTGTTCATCCCGGGTCAACCATTCATATTAATAAATTTTCCTATCACAGATTAATAAAAGGATCAACCCCGCTTAAAGTGAGAATTGTAGAATTATGAAAAAAATTGTAATATACCCGGGTAGATTCCAACCAATGCTTCCACATCATGCTGAAGTATACAAAAAATTACAAGCACAGTTTCCTGACGCTGACGTATATGTGGCAACATCTGATAAAGTAGACGGTAGTAAAAGTCCATTTAATTTTAAAGAAAAAGTAGAAATAATGACACAACTGCACGATATTCCTGCAGATAAAATTATACTTGCCCCTCAACCATATCTAGTAGATTCATTTAAAACAAATTTCAATACCGAAGATACAATGGTTATTTTTGCTGTAGGTGAGAAAGATACTGATCGTTTTCCTATGAAAAACATAGATCCAGAGACTGGATTGGACATGAAGGTACGAGGAGAACCAGGGCCTAAGTATTATCAGATGATAAATACATTAAAGCAACATCCTGCTCTACCAATGAGTGAGAGGGGCTATATATTTATTGCTCCTAATGTAGAGGGAGACGGTGAAGTTGCAAGTGCAAGTGCTTTTAGAAAAGCATTCACAAGTGTTGCAACAGAAGAAGAACAGAAAGAAGTATTTAACAAATACTTCGGACAATATAACAATAATGTGTTTATGTTGTTTAAAAATAAAATTCTAGGTGAAAATATGAAAGAACAATTAGATATGTTGAGAAAACTAGCAGGGCTTAAAATATCCGAAGCTCCTATTAACTTCGACGAACCAGAAGACGGTGAAGAAGATTTCCGACCCGGCTTTAGTCAAGATAATATGATGAATCAACTAGGAAAAGTTATCGATAGCGATGATGCAGGTAAAGACGCTGAGGCAATGAAGATCAAAAACTTCAAACCTGTGACCAGTGTAAAAACCGACGACGGCCAAGACATGGAAATTTCCCCTGCACAGGCTAAAGCATTAAAACAGATGTGGTCAATGCTACCTAGTCAAAGAGGTGGGGAAGAACAATCACCTAGAGAAAAATTCCAAAATGCTATACAAAATTCTAAAGGACTAGAAAACATGTTAGCATTTGCTACCAAGAAAGGTTTGGTAAAAGAAGAACAGTCAGAACTGCCTACACTAGATTTGTCTGATATCAGAGGCGAATATGATGTAGAAGAAGGCTCTGGAGAAGAACATCTTTGTCAAGCATGCAATGGTTCAGGTTGTGAAGAATGTGATGACGCAGGTATTGCAAAAGAATACAAAGATGAAAGTTCAGAAGGTGGTCCAACTCCAAGTCAAATGAGTGACGAAGACCTAGCAGATTACATTGGTGCTAGTGTGGAAGAAGTTCGTGCAGATCGTGAAGCGGCAGAAGAAGTTGCTAATGATATCAGCAGAGACCATGCAGAGTACGAAAGCATCGAAGAAGCAAAATGCGGTTGCTGTGGTAACGACCCATGCGATTGTGCTACAGACTGTGAAGGTTGCAAGTCAATGGACGAAGCAGTTGAAGAAACAACAGATAATACATTAGAAGAACTACGCAGACTAGCAGGTATCTAACATGAATGAGATGCGTAAATTAATGGAAACTGTTGCTCCTCTGTTCGAGGACTACGATCCTAAGTTGATTAAAATGCTTGCTGACTTTGAAAGAGACTGCGAGGAACACAGATACTATGGCGACACTGATGTTGTTACCATAGACAAGTTACTCAAAGCAGGCAGAGCAGAAGACGCCGCAGAAGAAATGGCAGGCGCAATGTCAGACCAAGATGGCGGCAGTAACAAGTTTGATCACATTTACGACATGGCCAAAGACGCTGTAGATGATTACATGCATCAAGAACCTGCAATGGCAGAACAAGCAGTAACAGAAAACACACAAGCAATCGAAGAATTACATGGTATACTGGATCAACTCGAAGAATTAGGCGAACAAGCTCGTAGTATTGTAAGAATGATCGACAGAGGTGAAGCGGAAAGATTAGATGCATACGGTGCGTTTGATTTTGGCTCTAGCACAAACCGTTACGATACTACACTTGCTAGTTTTGTTGAAGATTTAGAAAGTGGTGGATACAATGACTGATGTTCACATGCGTGATTTGCTTGATTCCATAGAAAACATAGAAGAAGCACCAGGTGATATCAGAAAAGGGCTAGCCGCAATAGCTATTATAGCAGGGCTTTGGGGTGTAAACAATAATTTAGCACAACAAGCATACGAGTCTAGTCCGCAATTACAAAAATTAACTGCGTATTTAGAAGTAGCAAAAGAACACAATGATCAAAGAATGATCGATCAACTAGAACAACGTATAGAAAATCACAAGTTGCGTTTAGATCTAGGCAAAGGAGAGGTAATGGGCAAAGACGGAAAACCAGTAGATGTTGTTTATGATAAAAACGAATCTATAGACAGGCTTAAAAAACTTGCAGGCATACCTATAACAGAAGATAGCGACGAAATTAGAAAAGTAGCTGTGGGTCATGTCGACGATGAGTCAGACATGATGAGAAAAGAATTATATAAAATAGGCAAGTACAGTGTAGAGCTGTACAAAATGTTGGGCGAACTGCCAGACGGAGATTTCCCACACTGGTGGCAAGCAAAAATTGTTAAGGCCGGTGAATATATTGGTGCCGCAAAGCATTATCTAGAAGGTGAAATGTACTCACCAGAAGAAGAATCCCCTTTAGACCGACAACTTGACAACGACGACGAAATAAATCCATCAGGAGTTTAAGTTGCAATTAGATTGGCAAGTCATTTACGAAGAAAACAAACTCGTATTTGAAATAGAAAATCATCGGTACGAAACCATCGACGGCGGACAAAATATATTCAAGTACGTCGATGGTGTATTTGTAAAACGATTAAGACAATTCCCAGAAAAACCAGACAACTGGTTACAACCTCATATGCCTCAACCAATGAGTGCACCATTAGACCAATGGGAGTCGGAAATGGATTATCTATTGGAAACTTTCCCACAACTAGGCGAAAAACATTTTGTTACAACCTATCGCCAAAGAGACGGTAACTTAATTGAAGAAGATTCTGTAAGGGGCATGGGTGTAAATAATTTAACCGACTTGATAAGTGTTAATAGGTTAGGACAACCTGCTTATGTACAAGAAAGATGGGACTGGGTTGAACTAGCAAACGTTGTATATGGACAGATTCCGAACACAATGCTAGAACAAGATCCAAATATAAATAAAGCACCCGCGGGACTCTGTTGGGGCAAAAACAAGGATACAGGCGTAATACAAAGATACGGTAACAGTCAAAATTGCCCTTGTCATGTGTTCCCGCAAATATATCCGCCAGTCACATTAAGCGAAGATGAATGGAAAGAAGACGTTGTTAGATACAACGGTATCTTCACCTAATGCGTGTATCAGCATACTGGCATGTGCCAGGTAACCCTAAAAAAACAGCTGGTAGGCACATTGATTGTCTAAAAGAATCACCACCCGATATACTATTCACAGAAGTGAAACTGGATGTGCAGTGCGAGCAAATCATACTACCGTATGATAAAATGAAAATACATGAATTCAATCTTAGAAAAGTACCAGGAGAAACTACCTTTTTTAAGTACAGAGTTCCTGTCGAAACAGTTGTGTTCGAGCGTTTAAGAAACATTTGGTTAAACAAAGTATTTCTACTACAAGAAGTGTCAAAAATATATCCAACTGAAAAGTATGTAACATGGATAGATTGTGTACACCGACCGTATTTACACGCTATAAATCAAGAACAAACCGACAGAATATTGATGTCTGGCATTACTGGCTATCCAAGAAAACCTTTTAATAGACCAGAAAAATGGCCTCAAAGATTTTGCTTACAAGGTGGTGTCATTAAAGTGCCCGTGTCCAAAATGGAACAGTTCATAAATACATACACTTCTAAATTACTCGAAATAAATAATACTAAAGAAACGTATGACGAAGAATACATTCTCATACACATGTTTACAGAAAATCCAAACATGTTCCAAATTATTAATGACAGGATGATAACACACAATGACGGTAGAAGCATACATTCCAAAACACAAATACATTGAGACAACTCTCAATTCATCTAATATCAACATCGACTTATCAAATGCTAAAGTATTAGAGCTATATGGTAACGCAGGAACATTGCTGAAAGATCCAGAAAATCTTGTGTTAGAAGAAAACTATGTGGTGTTCGACCATGACCAAGAAGCAATAGATCAAGGAACGTCCGAGTTTCCAAATTCAGATTTCCGCATGTGGAATCATCATAATCAAATGAATAACCCAGGCGGTGATATCGATGCACCACTGCCATTTAAAGATGACGAAAAATTTGACTTAATTATCAGTTATATGAAAACTGCTAACGTTGACCCTGCAATTTTAAAAGACATACTAAATCAGTGTTACGATCATCTGGCGCCCGGCGGAACAATAATGTTTGGTCTATTTCTCAGAGAAGTATCACTAAACTATTTTGTTGTGAGACGCACACATGAGTATGGAATGCTTGATGAAGGATTAATAGAAACAACCGAAACAGCAGATTACTTTTGCTTGATAAACAACGACGATATCAGACCACACATTGACAGAGTTCCCACAGAGGGAGATGATAGTGTACTGGAAGCAACACATTATACTTGGTTTTGGAATGGAGAGTTCGTAAACACATGGTTACAAGAAATATTCCCTGATGCAAGCATAGGTACTAGAAGATTGCCCCCCATGTGGAGCATTCATAACCCTTTCACTATACAGAAAAATTCTTAATTGAATCAGTATTTAAACTAGCGATAAGATGTACACGTTCAGTGTTACTGTAATTAGTAGCACAGTGCATCATTGTGGTATTTAGTAGATACGAAGATCCTGCTTTAAAGTGTGCCATTTGAAGTTGTATTTCCTCTCCCGTATCACTAGGAGTTCCAAAATTATTAGGCCAATTGACTAAAAAACATCTATTGTTTGTGGTTATAGGGAAGTGTAATCTCCAATCCATAACAGCGCCGCCGCCCTGTAATGTATTCATCAAATGACTTCCGTCAACATGTATGCTTAATGTTGTTCTGGGTGGTAATACACTGATTCGCCATCTACACACATGACTATAACGTTCAACAAGTTCTTCTATGTATGTGCCTTTAATTTGATTAATTGGATGTACATATAAATTTTCTTTAAGCATTTCATTTTCGTTACGAATAAGCTGTGTGCCAAGATTAACTGCACTATCACTGTGCGTGTTATTTACAAATGTTTTACCGGCAACTCCGTCAGTCCAATCACTGCTGTTTTCCTCGGTGACCGTCAGAGATATATTTCTTCTCGATAGTTCAGCATAGTCACCTTCTGCACTATGTTGTATCTCTTTATATACCGACATCACATCATCACGAAGTCGTTTGAAGTCAAACACCTCTTTCAACTTTATGAAAGGTTTCATAATTTTATATTTCTCGATTTTTTTAAGTGTAATGCGTTGGGTGTTACGCATCCAGTAATGGTCAAACAATATCGAGACCAGTAGCCCACATTGCCTGTTGCATGATATATACCTTCGGGCCAGCAATGTATATCACCTATACTGTACTGATGTATAACATCGTTGCCCACTAACACATAATGGCCCCAATTCCAATCATTGAGTTGCACCAAGTACCTAATAACTTCAGTGTCATCGCCAACTTTTGCAAAGTTGCGTCTATAATTATTATAACTATCTCTATGCCAAGGTATACATTTACCGGGAGGCTGTTCTAGGAACATAATTTGTGGGTTCCATAAGCCTGTTGCTTCTGCCATTAACTGAAAAAAGTTTGGTAAATTCCTAGTTTGTCTACCACCTGTGTTGTGTTTGTTAAAACCTGCTGTGGTTAAATCATTGTGATAGCCTTCCATAATTTGTTTTGCTTCTTCATTGAAAGGCTTCCCTTTAAAACTTACTTCGTCGTATTCATCATCTGGTGTAAAATTATTAACAGCTTCTTGTACATATTTTTCCATATCTTTGTGCATAAATCTACCGACATACTGCAAATCAGATTTTTTGCTCTTAGGGTCATAATGCCAAGGAAAATTTTTAATATTCCATTTCCAATAACTATTCATTTTAATTTCTCAATTTCTCCAAAAATTCATCCTTCCACACAAGTTCTGCACCAAGCATAAATCGATACCCATTTAAATTGTTTTTAAAATCTGTGCCGTGCCACGTATTGCTATTTGGTGTAAAAATAAAGGCATTGCCTGGAACGTAAGGAATTTCTTTTGCAAGAGTGTTTGTGTCAGATGATTCGTATAACTTTGTGCCCCAATCGGAATAGTCCAAATCAGGTTTGCCTAGATAACTTAGCACTTTGATAATACCAGCATTGTATATTTTTAATTCTTCATAATCGTCTGTGTGGGGTAACAAAGGTTGGTCTGGAAGGTCTTTAGTTATTGTAAAACTATAGCTCCACTCACGCCTGTTGTCCGCATACCCAAGTGTGCTAGAAATCATGTTAAGTTGTTCTTTAATTTTTATGTCTAGTGTTGCTCGAACAGCGTGTCCCGATCCTAAGGTAATATCTGGGCCGTCGTCACGAAGATCAACTCCTGTTTGATTTTGATAGTGACCGTTGTGTAAAAATAATTTACCAGATTCAAACTTTTCCACATCTAATTGACGCATACAACAATCATACAGATATTCCTGTTCATCAAAAGTAAGAAAGTTTTCCCAAGTATAATGTACCCATGGTACTTCATGTTTTATCATTTTTTACTAACTCCTCAGCCATCTCACCCCAAAATCTCCCTGCCCGGGGGCCGCCGTTGGCTTTTCCGTCACTCTCTCCTGGTATTTTAATCCATAAAAAAGCATCGCATTTTTCTTCCCCAGTGTCACATGTAGGAGGAATACCTAATGCCCGTCCGGGGGGATTACACCACTCATTACCGTACGGCCCATTGCCGTTGCGGCTAGTGTCTATCACAAAGCAGTCATCAGGCCTATGCTCACACAACGCTAACCCAAATCGCATACTTTCTTCAGTGGATCTATAATTACTTACATTAAGTGCAAATCCCTTGACCTTACTATTATTTACCTGGTTTAACAACTTTGTAGCATCTGTTACGCTTAACCAGTTGCTGTGGCCTATGTCTGTGTAAACTAAAGCATCACAATTATCTGTTAGTACTTGTAACCCTTCTTTCATTAATTGGATACGCCAATCGGCATCTTTTTTATCCATTAACGTTGTATGTGGTAAACTGTCGGGTTCATAAATTATAATAGGACTAGATTTTTTGATGCCGTTTGCAAAGCTCTCGATGAAGGATAAGTAGCTGTTGCGTGTTTTTGCGCCGCCTTTGCTGTATTGACCCACATCTCGATTAGGCATGTTGTATATGACTAGTACGGGCATCTGAGGACTACTTCTACGCAGTAATCTCTCTATGCTATAATCGATTTTTTCCATTTCTTTGCCGTTACGCTCTCCGTACCAAAAAGAAACAGGGTGTTTAAAAATTTTGCTTGCTAAAGGATATGCTTTCTTATGGTCTTTAACACGATCGAAATCGTTGACCCAGAAGGGATAATCTATCATTAACTGTTCTTCTGCTTTTCTAAGTTTTTAGTAAGTCTGATTGGTTTTGTAATCTTTTTAAATAACTTTTCTCTTTTATTATATGCCCTACGCAATTTCAATTCGCTAGCAAGGTCAATATATAAATTACCTTGTAAGTGATCAAACTCATGCAAAAAACATCTAGCATCTCTGCCGTCCATCCATGTTTGCACTTTTGTTTCGCCGTCGTTTTTAAAATATTCAACCTTTATTCGTTCAGATCTGCTTATAACAAGATACAACAAAGGGAAACTTAAACAGCCTTCTTCCATGCCAACTTTTTCATCGCTGTACTCTAGAATTTTAGGTTTATATACTCCTATATCGCCGAGTACGCTGTGATTCATAACGAACATGTTGTAACTTGATCCAACTTGAGGAGCGGCTAAACCAATACCCAATTTATCGTACATCAGTTGAATCATTTCTTTTTCACGTTCTTGCCAATCAATATTTCCTGCAAAAGGATCTAAAGTTGCTTTAGTATGCAGTGCAGAATGTTTTGGTTCAACTAATTCGCACTTCCAAGTATCTACTATAATATCGGACACGATATCAGTGGTTGTGGAATACTTTTGATAAGGATCGTATTTCATATTAATAAATTAAGCCATAAGCAATACACCAAACCTCTAAGGATAATCTGTACAATGCAGATGCCCAAAAAGGCATAGTTATTAATGCTAATAAAGCCATTTGTTGTTTTTGTGTAATATATTTCATAAACATATTTATCGTTTAAATAGACCCGTCGGTATATTTTTTGTATTAGATGTATTGAGATTAAGAGGAAGGAATGGAGCCTCGTGTCGGAATCGAACCAACGACCTGATGATTACAAATCAACTGCTCTGCCTGCTGAGCTAACGAGGCGTATAAAGTTGTATTTATCCGCATCATATTAAGAGAAAATAAAAAATCTGGCGGGATGGTCCACTATTTACACTCATGTCGTGTAATAAATTGTGGACTGGTGTTGCTTGTGGACCTGTCCCTCGCCCGAGCTTTCGCCCCTATTGTTTCCTAGACGTTAACAAAAATCGTTACCCTATGCCTAGGCGCTACACTTTAGTTTTTATACAAACAGTCCACTCTGGGAATTTACAAGGATTAAACCTAACCCAATTTACGAAAGACCATTCGTGTTTGTATTGTGTTATTATACACAAATTAAGAATTATGTCAATCGTTTTCTTTAAATTTTAAAGATATCAGATAATCCTCTAAATTCTCAACAGTTTCTAATTCTAATAAAGCATCTTTAGGTGTAATTTTTAGTACTCGGGCTACTTGTGCGGCAATAAAAATTAGGTCATGTCTGCCAACTTGATGTTTATCTGTAATACGTTGAATATCAGGTTGTTCCAGATATGTTTGTTCTGAGCTGTGATTATTTTGATTCATTTGTAAATACCATAGTTTTCTGAACATGTCCGTTTGGTGGGAATTTCATCTTCATATTTAGTTGTGGTTGAAACTGTTTTGATAACCAGTCTGTGTTATAAATTGTAACTAAGTGTTCGACTCCGTGTGTATTATTCAGCTGATCGATTAGCAGATCATTGTCTATAAAATATTTATAATCTTCTATGTCAGTTAGTAATATGTCTTCGTGAGTGACACATGTTTTGCCTGGGTAGTCTTCCCTTCTTTTAGATGTAAAATACTCCGCACTAAGTTTGTCAACGACAGTGAATGCAACAACTGCATCAGATTTAGACACTCGCTGAATCTCAGAAATATCAAATTTAAGTTGCGAGAACGTAGTGTGACTATAAACACTGTATGCCACTACAATATCAAACGTATTGTCATCAAAAGGAAATTTAGTATTATCAACGCCTGTAGGATTATACATATGGTTGAATGCTTGGTGATGAAACCAATTCGCATCTGGATGTTGAGATTGTCCGAACTCTATAGCAGACTTGTCAACATCCAAACAGTAGTAATTAACAGGAGATATGTCTCCTGTTTTTATACCATCTTCTAGTAAATTACCTCTGTTGCCCCCTATATCTAATATTTTAGAATTTTTCCAATCGGGCTTCTTAAGCATAATATCAAAAAATTCTAGTCTAGGTGATCGAGGAAAAATGCTTTGGCTTTGTCGCCAAGTAACATTATCATTTAAAAAATCATGTACACGATCATTGACATCATCAGACATTACAATTCTATCTTAGTATCGTCAGGCAATCTTTCTTTGGTATCGTTTGATTTGTTTATACTGTCAAATTGTCCAGCGCCTTTAGGCTTATAAGAAGCTAAGTCTGCAAACGGATTAACATCTCCGTTAACAAACTGTTCGAAAGGACTGGGAGTTTCTGTGTAAGACATTTTTTTCATGAACCAATCTATTTTACTAGCATGGTGCATCCTGGCTTGTTGCATGTTAGGGTGGTTGAAGTCTTCTGGATTTGAAGGATCTCCCTCCATATACTGTCTACTTGCAAATGTTTCGTCGTCATTGCCTCCGGTCATATCAGCACGGTCATGTAGAATCTCGATATCAATTCTTTCAAAAATTCCACACATCTTAGCAATAACACTTACCCATGTATCATTTTGTGCATTAATACTCCAAGCATCGCACAAAACAAACCAGTCAGTAGGAATAAGTGGGAAAATTGCAAACGGATGATCATGGTTATCTTTTGGTGCAAGTAATTTGAATTGTCCGTCATAGCTTCTAACAACTTTGTCCCAATCTTGTGTTTGCATTAATGCATCGTCATTCCACAAAAATAACCATTGACCTGATGATGCATGAGCCAATAAATTAACATAGATGTTAAGTTTAGTATAACCCAGAGGTTTAAAAACCTTTGCTTTGCATGCACAACTATAAGGCTTTACAAAATCTGCCGCTTCGTTGTTGACCCATTCAATTGTGTCCTGATCGTCGTCGTCCACACCAAGCATGATTTCAATCCTGGAAGGATCGTGTGCAGTTTCCAATAAACTTTTAATACTTGCTTGTAGTGCACCTGATGTGCGCCCTCGGGTGGGCAATATAATACTGATTACACTGTTATTTGCTGTTTGTACTTTTGCGTCTGTCATGTCTTATCCTGTAATTAATTTTCGAATGTTTCCTCGGAAGGTATAATGCCCAACGTGATTAAGTGCTGTACGAGGATCAAGGAAAACTTCTCCTCCCATATTTTGCCATAATCTACAGAATGTGTAATCTTCTGACAAGTAACGTCTGCTATCAGGATCGATCATTGTGTCGAACAAGGCATACATATGTTTTTCAAACTTCTTATCAACGTTGATATCATTTGCATATTTAAGCTCTGGGTGAGCGTCAAACATTTGCTGAACAACTTCTTTCTTGATACACATAAACCCTGTACCAGCATCCTTGAGCTTGATAAGGTTATCTCTGATCTGTATTTGAGGAGTAGGCTTGCCCTCTTCATTCTTAACAAAATCAAAATTCACAACATAGTTAGAGCTGTGTCCTTCAATTGTTTCTGCTGTCTCTTCCTCGTTTCTCCTAGAGGCGTCGATAATACTATTCCAATTGATTGCTTTCTTAGGATACGCTCCCACAGTAATCGGTCTATCGTATGCTACCATTCGTAATAGATCATTTGGATCAAATTCGATATCAGCATCAATGAAGAATAAATGCGTTGCCTCAGGATGTTCCATAAAGAAACTTACAAGTGTATTTCTGCCTCTGGTGATTAAACTCTCATTAGCAAGTGTGCTAACTGTAAATTGAATATCGTACTTGTTACATAAAATTGCAAGTCGCATCATACTTCTAAAATACGGCTCACCAATTTGCCCGCCATAACAAGGAGTAGCGATAAAAATATGTTTATCCCTTAATACTTGAATTGGGATTTCAATCTTTGCATCTAGAAGTTTATATAATACGTCGTCGTCCTTTGCCGGTTCGACATTGCTTGAAATATTATCTGTGGTTGATTGGTTAGTTGTTTTTTGATTTTTTCGATTGCTCTTCTCTTGAGCACGTCTTTCTTTACGATTAGCCATTTCTATTCCTGTGTAACATAAAAGTTATAGTGTGTTTATACTACACTATTTAACCTTTGAAGTCAAGCACAGTATTTCAAAATGGCTAATATCTATCTTGATTGTTCTGGTTTTTTTGATATAAATTGATTTAACTTTTCTGCTTCTGCGATCACATCTTCGGTAGAAGGCATGAACTCTGGCTTACCTGCTTTTGCTTGCAGAATAAGTCTAGCTTCTTGTATCAACTCTAATCTAATTTCGTAAGGTGTTTTATTTGACACTGTATCTCCTACATAGTTATCGCTACAGTGTTATTTATCTTATTTAAATAAATTACCTATTTCATATTTCTTATAAACAACATCTATATCTGCGGTATCTTCAACAGCCGCACTGAGTATTACACGATCTATATCCGAGTGCTCATTATAACCTCTGTGCATATACATGGTATTTTGAAATCCTGGAACAGCCTGATTAGTCCATCTACATAACATTTCTGTATTTTCCATATCAGTTCTTCTGACAAATCCATGTTTTTCGTTTTCTCTGGGATCAATATTTTTGAATCTAGGAAATGTTGCCCATTGTGCTTCCGATTTTTCAAAGTCACCGTACACAGGAAAATTTAAAGCACACTGTCTTGTGTGGAAGACAGGGCCTTCGCAGTGCCATCTGCTGTTTGTTCCGGCAGGCGTTCGTAGCATAAGAACACTTGTAAATTTTAAATTTAGTGTGTCATGTAGCCATTCTTTGATTAGTTTGGTCAACTGAAAATTAGCTTCTTCGTAAAGATTAACTTGATTAAAGTCCCTCTTGTCTTGACTACTGTTTTCTTCTACTTTGATAAAACTCTGATACCAATTTGCTGTGTTACTCCTCGCATCTCCCATTAGTCTGTCAGATGTTTTTACATCCGATCTAGCAATGGTTCTCTGTTCTTCATCAACGAAATATTGCGTAACATCAAAAGGAGGCATAATAAGCTCGGGTATTTCAAAGTAAAAAGGTAATTCACATCTATTATTCATTTAAATAAAGTTCCTGCAATATAAGCATTATACACATCTTCAATTGGTTGATTTATAGCCGAGCTTACAACAATTCGATTTTTATCAGTAAAATTAAAAACCCTGTGCCAATGCATTGTGTTATATATGGTTGCTTTAGTGGGAGTCATTCTGTGTTCTGCTAGAACTTCTAAATTGTCATCGTCCCACCATGCCCCTCTAGTATCATTGGTTAATATATCTTCTTCGCTCCTTTTGCACCATTGCACATAAGAATGTTCATGGTCTCCCAATAACATAAAATTTAATGCACATTGCCTACCAAACAAATTTGGGCCTTCTGCATGCCAAGGACTTGAGCCGTCAGGTTCCGTGTTTAGTAATGTAACTGCTCCAAACTTTAAGTTAACATTATCGTTCAAGTATTCAGATACTATTTTATACCACCCAGTGGGAACAGCTCTGTATTGAAACGTTTTTCCGCCTTGTCCTTTTCCACTGGGAGACATAAAATCACTAGGGTGCTGAATATACGGAATCTTAAAAATCTCATCAGGAAGTTGTAGTTCAGGTAAATCAAAGTAATACGGTAACATACAAGTATTTATTTTAAAAAAACTACAAAGTTTTTGTTATTGATATATCATTGAGGTTGTTACAAAATTCAAAAGGGCAACGAGTTTCTGTTTTTGGTATGTCCCAATTATCCAACTGTGTAATGTTTCCGAAGTTTTTGGCGCCGCACCAACTGCTTATCACTTCACCATTCATGTCTATATTTAAACTATCAAAACCTAATTCACACTTCATTCCCTTGAAACGATTCAAGCCTTCATTTATTATTTGATGGCTTTGTACATATTTGGGAGGAGCATCTTCGTACATAAATTCAGTGCTCCAGAACCTAGGGTGATCTTGAACATCATTAGGATCATCGTATTCGTTGTGCTGATTAGGATTTGGTAATAACCCGGGACGTTGCATAATTTTAATTTCTTGAGGAGTGTAATTATAATAAGTCTCTTGTTTGTGATGGTTATTATCCTCACCTAGATATTTCTTATACATGGTTTTGATAGTTATGTTCACATCATACACACTTTGCATCTCACTGTCTAAGAACATATTTCGCAAATTATCCACAACATCTGACAACTGTTCAACTTGCCCACCGATACCAGCAATATTAATATCTAAAATTAAATTATCTTTTAAAACATCGACAACATCATAAAGATGCTGTACGTCCATTGTGAGGGGATGATATGTTATAACCACCCCTGTTAAATATTCGCGAGCTTCTTTCCACCAATCAATGGTTCTACTGCCATTTGTATAAACTGTTACACTAGAATTATACATTGCAATACGTTCAATTATTTTTTCAAAATCAGGAATAGTTGTTACTTCCCCACCAAGTAATTCCCAGTGCATAAATCTGTTTTTAGAGCGGTAGTGGTTAGATATCTTATCTACAACTTTTAAATACTGATCTGTTGGCAACCATGGTTTTGTGCCGTTGT